GGGGAACGTCCAATGAGTTCGCTAGTACCGATTGAAAAATACGATTACGACAAATGCGTGATGGCCGCAGGAGCAATTATATCGGCTTATCCAAAGCTGTTCTTGGAAGATGAGGTCGGCTTTCAGGGGCGGCTAGCTGTTGTGCTAATGGATTATCCAAGGGCTGTTGTTGATGATGCGGTGAAGAATATACCGTCAGCGATACCGAAGAAGGAACTAGAGCTACATTCCGTGCGCCAGTATTGCAACGAAGCGGCAAAGCCGATTTATGAGGCGCAGCGATACCAGCGGAAACAGCTACAGCAGGAACGCGCCGAAGCAGAACACATTGCCCAAGTGGAGCGGGACCGGCTGGCCTATGAAGCATGGCAGGAAACCAACCCCGGCAAGAGCCGCTTTGATTATTTGGGCATCACCTGGCGACCAGGCAAGGCCGCGACCATTGATGTGACGCCCTACATAGAAACAGAATGGGGGGCGCATTCGCAGGCGATGCAAGACCAAGAAGCCGAAGGAACCGTAGCCCGTTCACTAGGCATGGAAACGGAATAGGTTATTTGTTATGATCAGCAAACAATATTCAGGGAATAATGCATGAGCTTTCACGCACGATTGGTTGGCCGGACGCTGACACAAGACCGAGTACGGATTAACGCATTAGCGGCGGCGATGGAGTTGTTCAGCTTGATTGGCGAGCCGTCTGTCGCGCAGATTGAGGCGGAGTTTGATCTGGATGACACAGATGCCGAATGGGCGCAGTTTAAGCAGATGTATGACGTAGCAACAAACAAGCGCCGTTTTTTAGCGATTGCGGCAAATGCAATGCGTCTGGCGGAAGGCGGTCATTTTGGGATGGACGACAGCACGACGTTCTTTAACAGGCTTACAAACGAGATTAGCGGTGTCTAGCTCATGAGCCTTTATGCGTCAGTTGTGAATTTTCAAGCGGAGACCAGCACGGGCACGCAGGATATTACAGGCAGTCTTGGTGGTGAAAACCCGAAAGCGGCGTTGTTCTTCATGGCAGAAAAGACGACGCTGGCGGATACGCCTTCCACGCCTTTCCATTTCACGATGGGCATGACGGACGGGACAAACGAATTTTATTCGGTGGTGCATTCAGAAACGGGCGTAACAACGACTGATGATTACAGTGCTGCCTATACCGACGCTGTGTTAAGGGGTGTTGATGGTACGGGGTCGCAAACCTACAAGGCGGCGTTCAGCAGTTGGATAACGGACGGGGTGCGGATTAACTGGTCAGATGCAGCACCATCGGCTTATCAGGGATTTGTTGTCTTGCTTGGCGGGTCTGATTTGGCAAATGCTTATGTTGGGACGTGTGGCACTGATGCGACGGTGACTGACCCTGGCTTCTCGGTTAATCAGGTGATTATGGCGGCAATTGGCACGGGTATTGCCAGCGGCACGGTTGCTAACGGTGCGCAAATGATGTTTGGCATGGGATTGGACACCAGCACGTTCAGTAATAGCACGTCTTCCAATTTAGGTTGGTCAATGCTGATGCGAGATGGTCGGTCAACGTCAGCGCCTGCCTCTGCGTGGGAAGATGCTTGCGTTATTTCTAAGATCAGGGACAGTTCCGCCACTGGTTTTGATTACAACATGACTGTGGGATCGTGGAGTGGCAGCGGTTTTACGACGACCAGCGACACCAGCAATTCGGACAAGGTTGGGTATTTGGCGCTGGAGTGGAACAGCGCGTGTGATGTGCGCCTAGAGCCATTTGACAACAACAACTATACGTCCACGGGCGTGTACAAACTGGATTACGGGGTGAGCTTTGGTGGTACAGGGACGCCTGCGCTTGAGATGTTGTCCGGTTGCGGTTCTAGAAGCGACAGCGGGATACGGAACAATAATGACCCCGGCACGCTGCATGTGTCTGGTATTGATGGCACAAATTCCTATGCGGTTGGCGGCGGTGTTGATGATGGTGTCGGGACAACTGCAACAGGGTCGAATGCGTCTTCGCGGTCTTTGGGCATACCTAATATCTTTTCACCTCAAAGCTCGGGGTATCAGGTAAAGGCTTCCTTTGATAGTTGGGCGGTGGATGGCGTTAACCATAATTTTGCCGCTGTTGCCGGTGGGGCGAATTTTCACTATCTTGGTTATGTAGTTGTTCCGTCTGGATTGACGGCTAGTGTCGTCGGGACCGGCTTGCTGGATAGTCAGAAACTTTCACGAATGAGGTTGGCACGATGAACTATGTGGGTGATTTCGCCGCTGATGAAACGGTATATCTGAACTTTGCCAGCTACGACAGCAATGGCGCGTCTGTTACGTTGACCGGCTTGGCAACCAGCGATATTGAAATCTACAAGAACGGTGGCACCACCCAGCGCAGCAGCGATGCTGGGTACACGGTATCCACCGACTTCGACACGATCACTGGCATTCACGCTATTTCGATTGATACCAGCGACAATACGGATGCCGGTTTCTTTGCGGCGGGGAATGATTACGTTGTGATTGTGTCCAGCGTGACCATTGACAGCCAGACGGTCAGTTTTGTTGCTGGCTCGTTTTCGATTGAAAACAGGTTCATGCGCGGGACAGATAGTGCAGCTTTGGCTGCAGATTTAGCCACGGTCGATACAAATGTTGACGCCATTTTGGTTGACACAGGAACATCTTTGCCTGCTGATATTGCGGCCCTGAATGATCTTTCGGCGGCACAGGTCAACGCAGAAGTTGACACGGCCATTTCTGATGCGGCACTGGCAACGGCAGCAAGCCTTGCAACTGTAGACGCGAATGTTGACGCCATCCTTGTGGACACCGGCACAACAATTCCCGCACAGATTACCGGGTTGAATAACCTGTCAGCCGCCCAGGTCAATGCGGAAGTCGATACAGCGATCGCAGATGCAGCATTGGCAACGGCAGCGAACTTGGCAACGGTTGACACGAATGTAGATGCTATTCTTGTGGACACGGGCACGACTATTCCGGCGCAGATCAGCGGTTTGAATGATATTTCAGCAGCCGCAGTTAATGCAGAAGTCGATACAGCCCTTGCCGATTATGACGGCCCGACAAAAGCCGAACTTGACGCTGGTCTGGCTGCACTGAATGACCCCGATGCTGCCAGCATTGCCGATGCAGTGTTGGATGAAGCATTAGCAGGCCACGTTACAGCGGGGACTTTAGGTAAAGCAGTGTCAGACATTGAGGCCGACACGAACGAATTGCAAAGTGACGATGTGCCGGGGTTAATTGCAGCATTGAACGACTTGTCAGCGGCACAGGTAAACGCAGAAGTAGACACGGCTATTGCAGATGCTTCCCTCGCTACAGCAAGTGCGCTGGCAACAGTTGATGCCATTGTAGATGCCATCCTTGTAGACACAGGAACCACCATACCTGGGTTGATTGCAGCCCTGAACGATCTAAGTGCTGCCCAAGTCAATGCAGAGGTAGATACGGCGATTGCTGATGCCGCGCTTGCTACAGCCGCGAACCTGGCGACAGTGGACGGCATTGTAGATGCGATTTTGGTCGACACGGCTACGACTATTCCGGGATTGATTGCCGCTTTGAATGATTTAAGCCCCGCCCAAGTCAACGCCGAAGTAGACACCGCACTAGCTGATTATGACGCGCCAACCAAGGCTGAACTAGACGCTGGCTTAGCGGCACTCAATGATCCGACTGCGGCAGCGATTGCCGATGCGGTGCTAGACGAGGCAACAGCGGGCCACACAACACCGGGTACCGTTGGCGCAGCCATTTTGGATATACTGGCAGACACGAACGAGTTACAAGCCGACGATGTGCCCGGCCTGATTGCGGCGCTAAATGACGTATCAATTGGTGATATACTGCAAACGCAGTTGACAGAAAGCTATGCGGCCGATGGCGTTGCGCCAACGCTGACGCAGGCTGTGATGCTAATCATGCAGCACCTGACAGAAGTGGAGCTTGTCGGCACCACATGGACTACCAAGAAACTAGACGGGACTACCACGGCGGCGACATTCACAACGGATGATGCCAACGATCCAACCAGCATTACGAGGACAAGCTAATGCGGATTGTTTCGCGGGGATTTGGTGTTACTGATGGCCGTATAGTCATGCGAGGTTTCTATTCTTCGTTTATTCCAAATCAGGCACGGTTAATTCCTGTCGGGGGCAGGTCACGGGCATTAAATGCTTCAGGCCGTTCACGCACACTTACAGCAGGGAGCAGAGGGCGCAGCCTTAACGTATCAAACAAGGTGACAGACTAATGACACAAATTCAGATCAAGTCCCCAGGCTCAATCTTTGATTGGTCATTTGATTGGGATGCCGACAGCGTGTTAAGCGCCAGTGAAACCATTTCAACTAGTTCGTGGGCCGTATCACCCACAGGTGAAATGACTACTAGCAGCCCTGCGATAGACAACGACACCAAACAGACAAGCGTTATGGTAACAGCAGGGAACGACCGCACGACGTACCGCCTGACTAACACTATCGCCACTAGTGCCGGGCGCACTCACGAACGGATGATTACTGTGCGGGTTGCCCCTGTCGGCCTTTAGGCGCGTTTCATATTCGTAATATCACCAAAGCTGGTCATCAAGTTGTGAACTTGGTGTAACCCGCAGGGCCATATCTGGAAGTTGGTGGCAGTTTCTACGGCGACGTCAGACGCTGTAAAAGACTTTTCGGCAGGGTGCCGGTAAAGGTGGCAGAAGATAGCGTGCCTCTGTTCCATAGGCACAATGGGAAATAACTCAAAAACGTGGTTGTTGATAAACAAGTTGAGCGCCGCCCGTGCTTCGTCCCAATTGTCAGCTTCGCCTATCTCTTGACCGTTAAAGAATACCGTCTTCATGGTTTGTCCCTTCCGTGAATTGCGATAGACGGAATACTACAGCAAGGGTAAAAATAATGCACCCCTCACGAAAAGTGCTGTGTCATTCGCACTAATTCAAACCATCGTGAGGAAAGGGGCGGTGGGAGTATTTGGACGTTCGCCTGCCGCCCCGCCTTTTACGATTTGGACGTTCTAAAAGGTGGCGCATGGACAAGAAGAAATACAAGATAACCTGGCGCAAGACGGATGATCTTATTCCGTATGCCCGCAATGCCCGCGTTCACAGTGATGAACAGGTGGCACAGATAGCTTCTTCGATTAAAGAGTTCGGCTGGACTAACCCCATATTGCTAGATGGTGACAACGGCGTAATTGCCGGACATGGCCGCTTAATGGCAGCGCGGAAGTTGGAACACAAGGAAGTACCGACCATCGACCTGCACGGTTTAAGCGAAGCGCAGAAGCGGGCTTATATTATTGCGGATAACAAGACTGCCCTAAATGCCTCATGGGACTTTGACATACTAACAGTGGAGTTTGAAGAACTGGCAGGCATGGACTTTGACCTGGCGCTGACCGGCTTTGGCGAAGTAGAAATTGACGCTATTGCCAATGATAGCCTTGACCTAAGTGTGCTGGATGGCGTTTCAGATGATGAACTGGAGGGCTACGAAGCCAACGTGCGGAAAGCCATACAAGTTGAATTTGAGCAGGAACACTTTGCCGAAGCGCAGGAGTTGTTTAAGTTTTGGCGTGAGCGTGAAGCATATGTTGGCGGCTTAATAATGGATTTCCTGCGTGCAGAGAAAGACAAGCTGTGAAATTAGTTTATTTGATAGGGCAACCGTGCGCTGGGAAAAGCAGCATTATAAAACATTTTATAGTGAGAAAAGGGGGCTGGAAGAAATCAAAACCGATCAAGCTGCTGACTAGCTACATAAGCGGGTCAACTCGTGTGCTTGGTGTATATAACGGCAAAGAAACATTCGTAGGCACTGACAAACTAGCTATGAACGCAATTACATCCGTCAAAGATTATTATGGGAAGCCGCGTGATGAAATCGTTATCGCAGAGGGCGACAGGTTCAACACTCGAAGTTTCTTTGATCTTTTCGATGAAAAGATAATCATAAAGGTTGAGGTAAGCGAACACATATTAGAAGCAAGAAGAAACATAAGAAAAGAAGCGCATAGCCCAAGGTTCATCAAGGCAATAAAGACTAAGTGCGATAACACACAAAATAGATATTCGTCTGAATGCCGCGTGATGCAGAATAATAACAACGGTGACTTGGATAAAATAGTAGGGTTCCTGCTAGATCAATCGTCATTATATGATAAGGCGTTGCAAGCGACATGAATACACTGGAACTTGTCAGGCTGGATGGGCCAGCGGTAAAGGTTGGGCAGAAGTGTACCGCCATAGAACCCAACATCACAGAAGACACAATCTTCACCGAAGGGGGCAAGCCTGTCGGGTTCTACCTGCGCGACATAGCGCAGCACTCAACCATCGCCGGTGAACTGGCAGCTATCGCCAACAGGGAATTGTGCAGCGACAGGGTGCCAAAAACAGAAATGAGCCGTGGTCCCCAGGGGAACAAGCTGGATAAGTTGCGGCGGCTAAAAGAAGGAAAGAACCTTGTGACGCAGTACAGCGCCATCCTTGGTTCGGTGCCGCCGAAGCCACACATGCGCCGACCCTATCCAACCATAAGCAGCGTTCATTCGTGCAAGACAGCTAAAGTCTTTGTGAAGTCAATGCTTTACCTTTGCCGGGAAAGCGAGGCGCTTATAAAGCAGTTGATGCCCGAACAATACGAAGTACAGAAAGCCGCCATAGCGGCCAACGTGCCTGACAAATATAGGTTCGGTGAGTTGTTCACCAGTTCGATAAGCAATTACAACATTGCCGCGGACTACCACATAGACCGCGCGAACCTGCGCGATTGCGTCAATGTGATTATAGCCAAGCGCGAAGCCGCAACGGGCGAGAACACCAATGTTCCGTCCTACGGTGCGACTGTCGACAGTTGCGATAATTCGATGTTGGTGTATCCGGCATGGAAGGACATACACGGCGTCACGCCAATTGTTAAGCAGTTGCCTTATGGGTACAGGAACACGCTGGTATTCTATCCCCTGGCAGCGTTTGCAAAGTACGTCTGATGCTACCAGTAAACGAGATATTCAAAGCGGTGCAGACGGTTGGAGCCTTTACTGGCACGCCATCTATATTCATTCGCTTGCAGGGCTGCCCCGTAGGTTGCCCGTGGTGCAACACCAAACACGCATGGGCCATTAACGACGACACCCGCACCAACTTCGTTGATATGGTTGCCAAGGAAGAACTAGGGCAACCAGAGTGGGCATGGGTTGAGGCGAAGTGGCTGGTTGAATATATCGTCGGTTCATTTGAAGGGAACCATGTCGTGATAACGGGCGGCGAGCCTTGCCAATACGACCTGACCCCCCTGACTAATATGCTTGAGGGATACGGCTACACCACCCAGGTTGAAACAAGCGGGGTGCTGCCTGTGCAGGTGTCAGCATTTACATTTGTGACAGTTTCACCCAAGATAGACCAGCCGGGCGGGTTGCAGGTTATTGAGCAGAACGTGATCGACGCTGACGAAATAACCTTTGCCATAAGCAGCGAGCGCGATATAGCCGCGCTACAAGGCTTGTTAAATTCGTTAAAACGACCCGTGGGCATGGTGTACCTGCACCCCATAAGGAACACATACGATAACGCCCGTTTGTGTGTGCAGGCAGCTACAGAAGCAGGGTGGCGCGTATCGTTGCCTGCAATGTTCAACGGAGTTAGCGATGGGTGACAACCCACACAAGGACCATTTCGCACCGGAAAGAGTTGCCCAAGTGTTGATTGAGTGTGGTGGCATCAAGGCTGTTGCAGCCAAGGCGTTGGGGTGTTCCCGGCAGACGATCTATAATTACATCGAGAAATACGAAATGTGCGCCGATGCTGTAGAAGAAGGCATAGAAATTGTGTTGGACAAAGCCGAATATAATTTGGTGCAGGGCATCGCTGATGGACACGAAGGCTTCACCAAGTATTACTTGAACAACAAGGGAGCGCGGCGTGGTTACGGTTTTAGACCGGAAGCAAATGGAGCAATCAGCGGACCCGATCAGGCTGCGGAAAGTGCAGCGTCCGGCGCAAGACTTGTCGCTGATAGAATTACTCGCCTGTCAGCCGCAATCGACGCTAGACCATTACCTGAAAGTGTGGATGGAGACGAACCAAAGCGAGTTGAGTGACCTTCAATATGATTGGGCATTCAACGGCAGGCCGTCACAATTTGCACCAAAGGGCGATTGGACCATATGGGCATTGGTTGCAGGCCGAGGGTTCGGGAAGAACCGTAGCGGCGTTGAATGGGTGCGCAGTTTAGTAGAAGGGCCAACACCACTGACAGCACCAGAAGGTGCGCCGAAGTGGATTAACATTGTTTCCAGCACCAGTTCAGACAACCGCGACTTCGTAGTAGAAGGCGAAAGCGGTTTCCTGAACCTTTGCCCCCCCGACTATATGCCAACATATGAGCCATCCAAACGGCGGCTGACCTGGCCGAATGGGTGCCGTGCTACATTGTTCAGCGCAGAAGAACCCGAGAGCCTGCGTGGTGCACAAGGCGAAGTGTCTTGGTGTGACGAACTGGCGAAGTGGAAATACCCCGACCGTGCATGGTCTAACTTGCGCTTTGGGATGCGCCTCGGTGAGAACCCCCGCACCCTGATAACAACAACACCGCGCCCGGTGCGCTTGCTTATTGACCTGATGAAGCGTGAGCGCACCCACGTTACCAGCGGCACCACCTACGACAATGCCAGCAACCTTGCCAAGTCATTCTTTGAAGACGTTATCACCGATTATGAAGGCACCCGGCTTGGTCGCCAGGAGCTAATGGGCGAACTGCTGTTAGACCGCCCCGGCGCACTGTGGAACCTTGAACAACTCGATATGCTGCGCGTTGACCATGCTCCCGAAGACCTAGTGCGGGTAGCTGTGGCTGTTGACCCTGCTGTTACCGCTAATGACGGTTCAGACGAAACGGGCATTGTTGTTGGCGGTAAGGCTGCAGACGGTCACGGTTACTTGTTGGGGGACTACACCATCAAGGGTTCCCCGAACGAATGGGCCACCAAAGCGGTGCAGGCGTACTACGAGCATGACGCTGATTGCATTGTGGCCGAAGTCAACCAAGGCGGCGATATGGTTGCAAGCACTATCCATGCGGTAGATAAATCTGTTAAAGTCGTGTCAGTTCGCGCAACGAGGGGCAAAGTTGTTAGAGCGGAGCCGGTAGCTGCGCTATACGAACAGAACAAGGTGCATCATGTTGGCACCTTCTCAAAGTTGGAAGATCAGATGGTGAATTTCACACAAGACTTTGACGCCAAGAAAGAAGGGTATTCCCCGGACAGGCTCGACGCTGCTGTTTGGCTTTGGGTTCACCTGATGGTCAAAACGAAAAGGAAGCCCCAAGTATGAGATGGCCGTGGCAGCGAAAGCAATCAGCAGTGCGCGAGAGCGTTTCCCAATTTGTCGGCGTTGGCGACCCCGCCTTTATGACACGCAACCCGGCGCAGTTTGCCAAAGAAGGCTACAGCTACAACCCGGTCGTCTATAAGTGCGTGTCGCTCATTGCGCGGTCAGTGAGTGGTATTCCTATTAAGCTGCGCGTTGGTGGCGAAGAAACAGAACAACACAATATCCTTGATGCGCTTGAACGCCCGAACCCTGTGCAGTCCCAAGCAGCCTTCATCGAAGCGTACCTGTCAGAAATGCTTATTTCAGGAAACGGCTATTGCGAGCGCGTGACTAGCACGGACAACCGTATATTGGAACTGTGGACGCACTCACCGCAATATATGAAGGTGCTTAAAGGACAATATCGTTTGCCTGCTGGCTATCAGTGGTCAAACGGCATGAACAAACACACATGGAAGGCCGACCCGGTAACAGGGCAAAGCGATATTCTTCAGATCAAGACGTTCAATCCTTCGGATTATTGGTACGGCATGTCGCCAATGGAGGCGGCTGTTTATGGCATAGACAATCACAACGCTGCATCCAAATGGAATTACAAGCTGTTGAAGAACGGTGCCGCAACGACTGGTTTGCTGACGCACAAGATCACAGAAGACGAAGAAGAATTATCACCCGAACAGTTGGAAAAGCTACGGAAGCAAATGGCAGACCGCGCCTCTGGTGTGGACAGTTCAACCACATTGGTTCTGGAAGGTAACTTCGACTATATGGAAATGGGCATGAACCCTAAAGACCTTGACTGGCGGGAAGGCAAGCACATGAGTGCCGGGGAAATTGCGTTGGTGTATGGTGTGCCAGGTCAGCTTGTGGGCATCCCTGACGCACAGACCTATTCCAACAACCGTGAAGCACGGCTGGCCTTGTGGACGGAAACAGTCATTCCCATTGCTGAAATGATGCTGGGTGAATTGTCTGTTTGGTGTAGCGGGTTCTACGATCAGGACATTCAACTTTACCCAGACCTAGACGGTGTTGAAGCATTGTCACCCCTGCGAGAACGCAAGTGGGAGCGCGTAACAAAGGCAATCAACAACCCGCTGACTATAAACGAGGCACGGCAAGAACTTAACCTGGAGCCGGTAGAAGGCGGTGATGTGTTGTTGGTGCAAGCTGGGCTGTTGCCCATTACCGACAGCGGCGAACTAATGCCAATGGATGACGAAGCAATGGCCTATCGGATCGCATATGGTGAGCAGTAGTGTTCAACCTGCGGACAGAGGCAGCGCGTAAGCGCGAAGCCGCGTTCCAAGAACGCCAGCGGGCCGCATTTGAGCGTCGTATTTTTACAAAAATGCGCCGTGAATTTAACCGCGTTTCGAAAGAACTGGCGCGGGTTTATATCAGCGACGACCTTACCAACTTTGATGCTGTTATCGAAAAGCACCGCGAAAACGTGTTGAACATTCTTACAGTTCAATACCGTGGCGCATTCCGTTTGTTTGGGGGCCGCGTGTTGGACGATGGGGCAAAACGCTTCGCCCCTAGTAAAAAGACGGCTGAAAGTGTATTCTCGGAAGCAATGAAAACGTGGATTGCAACCGTAGGCGTGGAAAAAGCCGTGAGAATAAGCGACACCACCCGCAGTCAAGCAGCCGCCGCGTTGTTGGCAACGATGAACGAAGGGCAAGAAGTGACCGCCTCTGAAATACAAAAACGAACAGGCGGTGTAGTAGGCAGGACGCGGGCGCGGGTCATTGCTAGAACTGAAACGCATAATGCCGCTAATGCAGCGAGCTTGGAAGCGGTTGATGCACTTGAGCTAAAGGAAGTCCAAAAAGAATGGATTTCTGTAGAGGACAGCAGAACACGGCAAAGCCATGCTGCCGCAGATGGACAGTTAGTTCCTGTGGACAGTTCGTTTGTCGTGGGTGCGGCGATGTTGTCCCACCCTGGCGACCCTACCGGCCCAGCAGGCGAAGTCATCAATTGTCGGTGCGTGATGGCATATGTGACGGAGTAGAAAATGGAAACGAAACACATCCCAATGGAACTAAAGGCGTCCGGCGAACAGGGAACGTTCTCTGGGTACGGTTCGATCTTCGGTAATGTAGACTTACATGGTGACATTGTTGAAAAAGGCGCGTTTGCAGAAACCCTGAAAGAACGCCCCATTGAGCATGTCGGCTTGTACTGGATGCACGACCCCCGCGAACCGATTGGCAAATGGTCAATCATGGAAGAACGCGAAGAAGGCTTGTGGGTAGAAGGCAAGCTGACGCTGGGTGTATCACGCGCCCGTGAAGTTTACGAACTGATGAGGGACGGCGCTGTTACCGGCCTGTCCATCGGATACCGGACCCGCAAGTACGACCTTGACGGCGAGAACGATATTCGTATTCTTAAAGATGTTGAACTGTTTGAGGTATCCGCAGTGAGCGGCCCCGCGAACGAAGAAGCCCGCATAGCACGGGTGAAGTCAGCAAAAGACTTTGCCAACCTTGCTACGGTCCGGGAAGCGAACCAAGCCTTGCGCGATGCTGGCTTTTCGCAGCGAGAGGCAAACGCCTTTATTTCCCGTGTTAAGTCATTCGG